GAAGTGGTGCATGTCGTGCAGCGCCGGGAGAACCCGGACGCCTCCCGCCGCGACGGGCTGAATATGCCCTTTGCCTCATGCTGGTATGAGGAGAGCGGGGAACGTCCGCTGCATGAGGGCGGTTTCCGTTCCATGCCGTTTTTCTTCACCGTATGGGAAGAGGCGCGGGGGATATACGGCACCGGGCCGGGGGATGAAGCTCTGGCCGATCAGAAGGGGATTGAGGCGTGGGAATTGCGCAAGGCTGTGGGCATCGAGAAGATGATCGACCCGCCGCTGCTTGCGCCCGGCACGCTGAAACGCCATGTGCGGGCCGCTCCCGGCGAAGTGGTGAGCGATTCCGCCGCGACGCAGAACAACGCCCTGCGCCCGCTGTATGAAGTGAATTTCGGCCCCGCCGTGCAGTATGTGCAGCAGGAAGTGCAGCAGATTTCCATGCGGCTTGAAGACGTGATGATGGCGAACATTTTCGCCAACATGAGTCTGGAAACGCGCCCGGCAGGGATGACCATGACGGAATACATGGACAGACGCAGACGCTCCGCCGAACTCATGGGGCCGACGGTTTCCGCCTATGAGCCGCGCGTGCTGAATCCGCTGATTGAAAGAGTGTTCGCGCTGCTGGACGAAGCCGGGATGCTTCCCCCACCCCCTGACGGACTTTCCGAGTGGGCGGCGCTGAGTGTTTCCTATCAGTCGCCCATGGCGCAGATGCTCGAACAGTCCGGAGCTGTGGCGACGGCGCAGTTCATGGAACAGGTTGCGCCTCTGGTGCAGGTGAATCCGGAGATTTTCGACAAGCTCGATACGGATCAGATGGTGGATGAGCTTGCACAGCGCATGGGTGTTCCGGCTTCCATCATCCGTTCTGATGAGCAGGTGGCGGCGATACGTCGGCAACGGGCGGAAGCGCAGGCGGCACAGCAGGCGCAGGCAGTCGCCATGATGCAGGCGGAAGCGGCCGCGAAGCTGGGCGGCGTCAGCACACAGGGCACGGTGGCCGGAGAACTGCTGGGAGCCGACGGGGAGGCGTCGTCATGATGACGCGGGAACAGGCGCAGGCCGTCCGGCTTGCGGAAGAAGAGAAAGCGCGCCGTGACTGGCATGACGCGCTGCAAAACGAGGCGGCGTTCCGGGTGTTCCTGCGGCTGCTGGAAGGGATGGGCGCAAACAGGCTCATGATGTCGGAAGATGACATGCGTTTGCGGAACCTGGCGGAACAGATACTTGACTGCATCGCGGACGCCGACCCGGAAACGTATGTCCGCATGATGCGGGAGCTGAAAGGCATATGAGGGAAAAGGCGAGGGAGGAAAACCTTTCTGAAGAAAGGTTCTCCCTCCCCCGCGCCCCCTCCTTTCCAAAGACTTTTATCTGGAGGTCGATACGATGGATGAGGAACTGAATGGCGGTACGGGGACGGGTGGAAATTCCGCCGGGGATGCCGGTACGGGCGAAGGGATGGCATCCCTGTCCGCCGGGGGCGCGAGCGGTAGCGAGCATGGAGCGAGTGGCGAGGGTTCGTCGGGGCTTGGCCCCGCGAACATGGATACGAGCCATGAGCGGTCAAATGACTGGCGTTCGGGCCTGCCCGATGGATGGGCGGACAGGCTGAAGGACGTGAAGGACGCGGACGAGGCCATGAAGGCGCTGGAACGCGGCCTTGCCCATCAGCCCGCCCAAAAGCCGGAGGATATCGCGCTCAAGTATCCGGAGAGTTTTACGGGGGCGATAGATGAAGGCGTGGAGAACAATTTCCGCGAGTTCTGCGTGAAGGAAGGCATCACGCCCAAACAGGCGCAGGCGCTTCTTGACTGGCAACTCGGAGCCAACAGGGAAATTCTCGACAAGGTTATCGAGGACGGCACGAAAGCCCTGCGGGAAGCGTGGGGAAGCCGCTTTGACGAGAACCGCGATACGGCGCTGAAAGCCTTTTCCGCGCTGGACAGACGCATGAACGGGGAACTTTCCGGCTCCGTGGCCGGGCGGAACATGGCCAATGATCCGGCCTTTGTGCGGGCGTTTCATGAAATCGGAAAACTTCTTTCCGAGGACGCTCTTTCCGGCGGTTCGGGGGCGACACCCTCCGACGGCAGGGAAAGCGCGGAAGACACCTATAAAAACATGTTCAAGGGGTAAGGTATGGCAGGCGAACAGACATTGCATGAAATCGCGCTGGACAAGGCGAAAAAGCGTCCGGAGCTTGTGGACTATCTCACTGAGGAAGCGCCGATTCTGAATATGGTGAAATGGATTGCCGCGACGCACGGACTGTGGAACGTGGAAGAAATGCTCGACAACATCCAGGGCGCGAGTTTCACCGACCTTGGCGCGCCTCTGGCTTCCATGAAGGCGGAAACGCAGCTCCGGCAGACGTATGTCAGTCTGCTCGGCGGCGAGGTTGAAGTCAGCAAGGACAAGGCGCAGCAGTTCGGCGGCGCGCAGAAGTATTTCGCGCGGCGGGAAAAGGCGTTCTTCCGGCAGGCGGGCATGGACACCGAACTGGCTATCTGGCGCGACTACTGGCGCAAGGCGGCGCTCAAGGAAAAGCTCGTCACCAAATGCAAGGCGACGAAAGACGCCTATACCATCATGATTGTGCGCTTTGACGGGGAGAACAACGTCGGCATCTATGACCCCACGCAGTTCAATCAGGGCCGTCTGCTTGATCCTTCGCCCATCAACGGCGGCGCGCTGTATCACCTGCGCAGTCAGCCCGGCGTGCTGGGCTACGGCGTGGAGTATCGCGGGCGTTTCGGCTGGCAGTTGCTCAACCCGGCCCGCGCCGTCCATGCCATCGTCAATATCGACGCGGCCAACCTGCCCACACTGACGCAGATTGAAGATGCTATCGCGGCGGTGCGCGGCTCGGCGGCGAACACCTATATCTTCGGGCATCATAAAATCGTGCAGAAGACGTTCAGCGCAATCAAGCAGGCGGACATCATGTATGTCAACAGCGACAACAACATCCAGACTGTTATCGGCGCTGTCAACGGCATCAGGATTATCGGCTCCTACAACCTGCCTGACGGCACGGAAAGCGCCGTAGCATAAAGGAGAACAGCATATGGCTTTTGAATATGGTTCGGAAAACCGCTGGGATGATCAGTATTTCGGAAAAAATGTGACGGTGGAAGCAGACGGCACGGAATGCCCCGAACGGCTGGCCGTGGGCGAACATCACGGCGCGCTGGCCGTGACGGTGGCGGCGGCCGCCGCAGGAGCCGTGACCAACGGCACCATCACTCTGCTGGACAGTGACCAGGTGGATTGCGGCTTTGCCGAAAAAGAAGATGCGCCCGTTCTCACGGTAAAAAGCGCCGCCCCGGAAGCCGGGGATATCATCGCAAAGATGGTCTTGCCGGACTGCAAGAGATATGTCGGTATCAAGCTGGGCGGCACCATGCCCAACTGCGACGTGTTCCTTTCGTATCTGGCGCGCTGATATCAGCAAGGCAGGCCGGACATGATCACAACGACGAAAACAGTTGCCAAGTATACGGTAACAGATGGAGTTCTGGATTACAGCGTTCCCTTCCCCTTGTATGAAGCGGGGGATGTGCTGGTGTTGTGGTCGGCTGCCGGAGGAAAGGAAAGCGCCCTTGCTCTGACGAATGATTACAGCGTCGAGATTTTCTCCGACGGTTCCGGCGGCACGGTGACGCTCCTTGCCGGGCGTGTCCCGGCGGGAGCGACACTGGCCCTGGTGAGCAATATCCCTGAAACGCAGGAACTCGATCTTTCGCATACGGCGGAAGTCGATACGGAATCACTGGAACGGGAGCTGGATCGGCAGGTGCAGATGATCCAGCAGCACCGTTCCGAACTGGACCTTTGCATCAAACTGAATGTGACGGACAACCGGACGCCGGAAGAAGTGGCGGATGAGTTGTTCGAGGCGCGGGACAGGGCGGAAACGGCGGCAAAAAAGGCTGCTTCCAGTGAAGATGAGGCCGGAAAGCAGGCTGCTCGTGCGGAGGATGAGGTCGACAGGGCAAAGGCGGAAGCCGACCGGGCGGCACAGGCCGCTGTTCTCGGCGTGGGTGCGGAGAATCTTGACGCCGTATGGAAGCTGGATGCCGAGATTCCGGCGGGAGGGACGCTGGAACTGCCGCTCTTCTACTTTGCGGGCCGGAACATGCTGCATCTCAGCTATGACGGGGTGGAGCTGTACCGTGGCCCGCAGTATGAGGAAACCGGGGAAAGGGATGAAC